CTAGTTGGTGCTGACGGTAGCCGCCCAGTAAACAAAACCAGTGTTCAAAAGCAGAACACAGGCGCTAAGTAATTAGGACACGAAAATGGCTTTGTACCTAAAAGAAGATTTGACTTTCAATCAGGCGAATATGCAGATTATATCTGAAGATTCGGCTGATGGTAAAGGTAAAAATCTCTATATGAAGGGGATATTCATCGAGGGAGGCGTGAAGAACGCTAACCAACGTGTGTATCCCGTTCACGAAATTTCAAAAGCCGTTGACACCATCAATGAACAACTCAAAGGTGGTTACAGTGTCTTGGGTGAACTAGATCACCCTGATGACTTAAAAATTAACCTAGACCGTGTCACTCATATGATTGAACAAATGTGGATGGACGGTCCCTGTGGTTATGGGAAGTTAAAAGTATTACCGACTCCGATGGGCAAGATTGTTGAATCAATGTTGACCAGTGGGGTTAAGTTAGGTGTTAGCAGCCGCGGTAGTGGTAATGTTAACGAAAGCAGTGGTCATGTGAGTGATTTTGAAATCATTACTGTGGACATTGTTGCACAACCAAGTGCTCCTCATGCTTATCCTAAAGCGATTTACGAAGGCCTGATGAACATGCGTGGTGGCGCACAGTTATTTGAGGTAGCTCGTGAGGCATCTCAAGATCAAAAAGTACAGAAGTACGTGCAAGAAGGCATCAAACGCCTTATCAAAGACCTTAAAATATAAAGGAGTATGGAACCAATGTTAGACGCTATCAAACCATTGTTGGAGTCTGGTATCATTAACGAAGGTACTCAGCAAGCTCTAAGCGAAGCGTTCGAGGCTCGTATCAACGAAGCCCGCGAACAAGTTCGTGCAGAATTGCGTGAGGAGTTCGCACAACGTTACCAACACGACAAACAAGTTATGGTTGAAGCTCTAGACAAGATGGTGACAGAATCTTTAACAGCCGAAATTTCGGAATTCCAAACAGAGACACAAAAATTGGCAGAAGATCGTGCGAAATTCAATGTTCGTATGGTTGAAGCTACACAAAAATTTGACAATTTCTTAGTTACTAAACTAGCAGAAGAAATTCAAGAATTACGTGCTGACCGTCAACAATACCAAAACAGTATTGGCAAGTTAGAACAATTTGTGATGAAAGCTCTGGCAGAAGAAATCCAAGAATTCGAAGCAGACAAGCGTGCCGTAGTTGAGACTAAAGTCCAACTTGTTGCAGGCGCTAAAGCTAAACTCGCTGAACTACAAGCTGCTTTTGTTGCTCGTAGCGCAGAGATGGTTAAAGAATCCGTTACTGCTAAACTAGAGTCTGAAATGACTCAGCTAAAAGAAGATATCCAAATTGCTCGTGAGAACATGTTTGGCCGTCGCTTATTCGAAGCATTCGCAAGTGAATTCGCAGTTACTCACTTAAATGAGAACACAGAAATCGCAAAACTACGTCAAGTCATCGATGCACAAAAAGCTGTCGTTGCCGAAGCACGTAGAGCTGCTCAAGAAAAAGCAACATTAGTTGAATCAAAAGAACGTGAATTACGCATCATCAAGGAATCGGCAGATCGCAAGGCAAAACTTGCTGAAATGTTGAAGCCATTGAACAAAGAGAAAGCCACTGTAATGAGTGAACTTCTCGAATCAGTGCAGACAGATAAGTTACAATCTGCATTTGATAAGTATCTTCCTGCTGTACTAAACGGTGGCGCTGCTATCAAAGCAACACAAAAAGTTGCGTTGACAGAAAGCAAAGTCGAAGTAACAGGAGATAAAACTGCTAAGCCAGTTCAAAAACAAGAAGTTGTAGAAACAGCAAATGTATTTGAATTAAAAAGATTAGCAGGGCTTAAGTGACTTAACCCTAAAAGGAAAAAGGAAATAAAAAAATGACACAAGCATTATTAGAAAGCCGTTGGGGCGAGACAAAAGAAGCCCTGTTAGAGGGCTTACAAGGTTCGAAAAGAACCTCTATGGCAGTAATTTTGGAAAACACACGCAAGCACTTGGCTGAAAATGCTACTGCTGGCGCAACAACAGCTGGTAACGTAGCAACACTTAACCGTGTTATTCTTCCAGTTATTCGTCGTGTTATGCCTACAGTTATCGCTAACGAAATCATTGGTGTTCAACCAATGACTGGTCCAGTATCTCAGATTCACACTCTACGTGTTCGTTACACTGACGGTGTATCTGGCACAAACGGTGCTACTGGTACTGTTCCTGGTGACGAAGCATTGTCTCCATTCAAAATCGCTACTGCATATTCTGGTACATCGTCAGGTTATGCAACTTCTACAGCGACATTGGAAGGTGTACCTGGAAACCGCATCAACGTCCAAATCTTGAAACAAGTTGTCGAAGCTAAAACTCGCAAATTGTCAGCACGTTGGACATTTGAAGCTGCTCAAGATGCTCAAGCTATGCACGGCTTGGATATCGAAGCAGAAATCATGGCAGCTTTGGCTCAAGAAATCACTGTTGAAATTGACCAAGAAATCATCGGTTCTTTGAGCGCATTGGCAGCTACTGACTACGCATACGACCAATCTGCTGTATCTGGTACAGCAACATTCGTTGGTGACGAACACGCTGCATTGGCTGTTTTGATTAACCGCTCTGCAAACTTGATCGCACAACGTACACGTCGTGGTGCTGGTAACTGGGCGATTGTATCCCCAGCTGCTTTGACAGTATTGCAATCTGCTACAACAAGTGCATTCGCACGTACTACAGAAGGTACATTCGAAGCTCCAACAAACACAAAATATGTCGGTACATTGAACGGCGCAATGCGCATCTATGTAAACGCATACGCAAACGACAGCACACCAGTATTGGTTGGCTACAAAGGTTCGTCTGAGGCAGATGCTCCAGCATTCTATTGCCCATACATTCCATTGATGTCTTCTGGTGTTGTTCTAGATCCAAACACATTCGAACCAGTCGTAGGCTTTATGACTCGTTACGGATATGTTGAATTGACAAACACTGCGTCATCTCTAGGTAACGCAGGTGACTACGTTAGCGAAATCTCTATCGCTAACTTGTCGTTCCAGTAATCTTCTGTTCGGGAGCCCAGTTTCGACTGGGTTACAGAGGGAGTCAAGAAAGAGCCGCAAGGCTCTTTTTTGTTGGCTATACTCTAAATACAGGTGAGCGTAAGCTCTTAACAAGGAACTAAAATGAACACTCTAGCTATCTACGGCCCAGACGAAGACGACGGCGAAGAAGAATAAACAAGCCCGCTTCGGCGGGTTTTTTATTGACCAAACTATAAATACACTACTCAACTGAGTTCCACTTAGCCAAGTGGCGGTCTAGAACACCGTAACAAGGAGAACAAAATGGCAAAACTAAAAATAGCAAATCAGACAACACAAACTAGCGTCACATATCCACAACCAGAAGGTGATCGTTTTGTAAGCCCAACATTGGTCAACGGTTATCACGTTGGCGGCGTAGGCGGATTGACAAGCGATACTGGTCTACAGATTCAACCTCAGGTCTACTTGACTGGTGGTTCATCTACTACTGGTAGTATTGTTGCACAAAAAGGTGCTCACAAGTTCCGCGTCACTGACGGTACACGTACAGGTGATTGCACATTGGTAAACAGTCCAAACTTGACAGCTGGTCAAATGAACATCTTGATTACATTGAACACTGGTACAGCTTCTGTAGCAGCAGCCAACGTAGCTGGTGGCGCAACAAGCACTTACGTCACTTGGGGTTCTACTCCAACTGGCATTTATGCTACTCCACGTGTCGGTGATTACATCATCGGTTTCGCTGGTAACGCAGGTGTTGCACGTGTTACTGCAATCAACAGTACAAGTAACGTAACTATTGCTACAAACGGTAACGTTGGTGCACAAAGCAGCGTAACTGGTGTTACAACTAGCACATATGCAAGTCGTATCACTAACAAGTTTGTCTATGACTTCACAAGTGATGGTCAAATGGACAGTACAAATGGTACAGTGACTTACTACACAAGTGGTTACAACCCTACCAAGTATCGTTATGTATTAAACTCAAGTGCAGGTCCTAACGCAACTTTTGTAAAAGTTCAAAGCAACTAAAACAATAAGCTATATTGATATAGCACGACAAGTTAAAATGGTCTCTTCGGGGACCATTTTTTTATGGATTTTAACTTTGTCTGTAAGCTAAATAGTATATAACAGGGCAGAAAGTAGAATGTCTACATTTAAAAGAATTAGCGGTGATTATACCATTCAGAGTGTGAACACTGGTGATAAAGTTATCATCAATAGTGGTAATGTTTATATTGAAGGTAATCTTTGGGTTTCTGGAAACACTCAGAGCTACACATCAAACAACACTTCTATCAATGATCACATTATTACGTTGAACGCTGGGGTAACTAGCCCCAATCCTGCGGGTGCAAGTATTGTAGTAAGTCGTGGCACAAGTGGTCAATCAAATGCTGCAATTACTTGGAATGAGACACTGGGTGCTTGGCAAATCAGTGAAGTAGTCAACGGTAGCTATACTACTGCAAATATTGCTACACAGACTGGCACTGGGGTATTGTTGTCTAGTGTATCTCAAGACACAAGTCCAGTTCTCGGTGGTAATTTAAACATTTATAATCACTCAATTTACAGTAACGTCAGCGGGGTTCAGCTTTGGAGCGTGAGCGCACCGGGCGCAGGAGGCACTGGCGTTACTGTAACTAACTCAACATACGCAAACGTAGAGCTAATGTCTAAGACTAAAAGCATTGTCTACAGTATTATTTTTGGATAATGGAATAACAAAATGGCAATTCAAAACACAGCATTAACAACAACAGCAAGTCCAATCTTTGTAAGCTCGGGCAACAACGCTATCACTACTATCCATTTATGTAACTATACTGGCAGCAGTGTGCAGGCAAACGTTTATGTAGCTCCTAGCACTGGTAACGTGGCCAACAGTACAACAGTGATTTATGGTAACGTTACTATTGGTGCATACAACACCTTGATTATCTATCAAGAAAAATTCTTGTTAGCCAACGGTGATACAATTTATGCCAACGTAAGTGCAGGTAGCGCAGTAACAGCAACAGTAAGTTCACTAGGATTCTAATAATGGCAAGATTTCTTAAAAATCCTGACCTGGCATACAATGCACAAGCAGCTAAATTGCCCATTGTGCCTAGTAGTGCTTATGGTGATGTACCAACCAACGGACTGATTCGTTTCAATCAGGCAACCAATCGTATTGAGTTTTTCTACAACGGTGCGTGGAGTCAGATTGCCA